GTCTGACGCGTAACGTGGATGCCTAAAACCAAAAAGGTCAGGACATGACAATAGAACAAACGAAGAAATACAACGAGCTGCTCAACCAATACGAGCAAAGAAGCGACCTTACGCCTGGCCAACTACAACTGTTGTGGACTTTGGCCTGCGTCATCTTGGAGGAGCAGACGCTGCAAATCTATTGTGACGAGCACGGCACATGCTACCAGGTGATCGGGAGGTCGGGCGACATGTACAGCAAGCAACGCCCAGAGTGGCAACAGCTCAAGGAGGCACGCCACCGCAAGCAGATCATCATCACACGACTAGAGAATTGGATTGGGGAAGGACGACCAGCCGCCGACGAGAATGCCGAATACTTCAGCTGAATACTGGTTCGATGAAACGTCGGCGACGCGGGCAGTGGAATTCATCGAGAAGTTCTGCACGCACGTCAAAGGGGAGCTGGGTGGTAAGGCTTTTCTCCTTGAACCTTGGCAGAAAGACGATATCATACGACCGCTATTTGGGTGGAAGGACGCAGAGGGTCGGCGAAAATATCGTACCTGCTACGTTGAGATACCTCGCAAAAACGGCAAGTCTAATCTCTCTGCTGCTATTGCTCTCTACATGCTTTTCGCTGATGGGGAGCGTGGCGCCGAAGTTATCTCAGCTGCTGGAGATCGTGGCCAGGCGAATATCGTCTTTAATATAGCCCAGGAGATGATCAGCAACAACGAGCACCTGCGCGGACGGGCCAAGGTGTTGCGTAACGTTGTCCACTATAAATCGAGCTGGTACAAGTCTATCAGCGCCGAGGCCTACACCAAGCACGGGTTGAACTGTCACGCTGTGATATTTGACGAGCTGCACACCCAACCGAATCGCGACCTCTGGGACGTCCTCACCACCTCGACGGGCGCACGGCGTCAGCCACTGATCATGGCGTTGACTACAGCGGGCCACGACAGGGCTAGCATCTGCTACGAGGTTCACGAGTACGCGCAGCAAGTCAAGGACGGCATCATCGACGACCCAACGTTCTTGCCTGTGTTGTATGCTGCTCACCCTGACGACGACTGGACGGACGAGGAGACGTGGAAGAAGGCGAACCCAGGGTACGGCACTATTTGCCACAAAAGCTACTTCGAGCAGGCGGTGCAGAATGCCAAGGCCAATCCCTCAATGGTCAACTCCTTTCTGCGCCTGCACCTCAATATTTGGACATCAGCAGAAACGGCTTGGATTCCTGACGACGTTTGGATGAAGGGCAACAAACCTATACCCTATGAACGACTTAGTTACTTGCCTTGTTATGGCGGATTGGACTTGGCTTCTACACAGGACCTTACTGCGTTCTCCCTTCTTTTCCGCGACGATGAGCACAGTTGTTTTTATCTCTTGGTTCATCAGTTTGTCAATAGCGAAAAGGCCTACACCAAGAAGCTGAGCGCGGGCGTTGACTACATCGCCTTCGAGAAGGAGGGAGATATTACAATCACGCCAGGCAACGTCACCGACTACAGGATTGTAAAGGAATACATCCTCGAACAATGCGCCAAGTACGACGTGAGGAGCATCGGCTATGACCCGCGCTTTTCCACTTACATCGTCAGCGAGCTGGAGGCCGACAACGTGATCATGGCACCGATGGCGCAAAACATCACGACCATGAACGGACCAACAAAGGAGTTTGAGATGGCCGCGATGAAGGGCGAGATTATCCACGGCGGCAACCGTTGCTTGAGATGGCAGATGGGTTGCGCTGTGGTGTACACCGACGTGAACGAAAACAAGCGAGTGACGAAGGAACGCCAGGAGAACAAGAAGGTGGACGGAGTGATCGCTTCCATCATCGCCATGAACGAATATTGCCACACGTTGGGGCAGGATGATATCATGTTGGAAATCCTTGACTTGTAAAGTTTTATTTCTTATATTCTATCCTCGAACCTAACTCCATGGCCACACTTGCAGACCGCTTACGTTCGTTGTTCAGATACCGCGTAGGCAAGTACGACAGCTCGACCTTGGAAGCCGATTTGGGCATCAACGGCTGGGTGCGTTCAGGTGTCAATGTCACGGAGCAGGGCGCGCTGGCTATCAGCACAGTCTACGCCTGCATTTACAAGATTGCGAGCACCGTCTCAGCATTGGGCCTTGAGATTTACGTGAAAAATGGCGATCGCGTGGACATCGCCAACATGCACCCAGCGTACCAGGTAGTAAACAACCCCAACGACGAAAACACCGCTTACGAGTTTTGGGAGACCATCGTGGCGTCAGCATTGATGTACGGATGCGGTTTCGCCATCATCGAGCGCAACAACCGAGGGTACGCTACGAAGCTGCTTCCTGTCCACTACCACGACGTCGACGTCAAGGAGATGAACGGCGAGCGATTCTACAACGTCCGTGACTACGGCGTCGTTATGCCTGAGAACATGCTGGAGATTTGCAACATGTTCCGTATGTCGCCAATTCGCCTGCATCGTGAGAACATGGGACTGGCCAAGGCCGCTCAAGATTTTGGCTCGGAATACTTTGGGCAGAAGGGACAAATGACTGGTGTGTTGGCCAGTGATCAGCCACTGCGCAAGGAGCAGATGGACGTGATTCAAAACAGCTGGAATCAGAGCGCAATGAACGCTGGAACCAAGCTGCTGCCTTTTGGCTTCAAGTACCAACGTATCACCATCACGCCCGACGAAGCGCAATTCATTGAGACGCGCAAGTTTCAGGCCGAGGAGATTTGCCGCATCTTCAGCGTACCTCCATCCTTGGTGCAGCTCCCATCGCAGACGACGTTTAACAACGTCGAGCAACAGAACCTCATGTTTGCACGCCACACGATTGTGCCATGGACCAAGCGCATCGAACAGGAGATTGACCGCAAGCTCATCCAATCGTTTGAGCGTCCTGACATCTACGCACGCTTCAACCTTAACGACTTGTACCGAGGTGATATGGCGGCACGTGGCAACTACTACCAGCAGGCACTTCAAAATGGCTACATGAGCATCAACGAGGTGCGAGCCAAGGAGCAGATGAACCCCGTCGAGGGCGGTGACGTTCACACAGTTCAGATTAATCAAATCGCCTTGGACCGCCTGGGCGAATACAGCGACAAAGTTTCAAGCAATGACGCAGGACCAGCAGTATAAAGACGCCGAGAAGCGGACGATGGGCACAATTGAAGTGCGCGAGTCTGAAGGCGAGGAAATGATTTTGGAGGGCTACGCGGCCGTTTTCAATTCGGAGACGGACCTCGGACACTTCCGTGAAGTAATTAAGCCAGGCGCGTTTGACGACGTGATGACTAACGACGTGCGAGCGCTCATCAACCATGACCCCAACTTGGTGTTGGGACGTACCACCAACGGCACGTTGGAGTTGAGCCAAGACGAGCGTGGCCTCAAGTATCGTGTGAAGCTGGGCGCACAGCAGTACGCCAAGGACTTCTACGAAAGCGTGAAGCGGGGTGATATCTCCCAGTCGAGCTTTGCTTTCACCATTGACAAGCAGAGCTGGAATGAGGAGCGCACTGTGCGCAGCGTTGACAAAGTGCGGCAACTGTTGGATGTGTCCCCTGTGACCTATCCCGCCTATGCAGCCGCTACGGTCCAGGCCCGTGATCTACAGCCTGAAGTTGAACAGGCAGCCGCCGAGCCAATGCCTGAAAATGATACAATTCAAGAACCTACTACAATTCAAAAAAACATGAATCTCAACGAGATGAAGGCGGTTCGTGCCAAGCACGCAGACCGCTTTGAGGAGTTGGTCAACCTCGCGGAAACAGAAAACCGCGACTGGACCAATAACGAACAAGAAGAAGCCGACCTCTGCAAGCGCGAGGTTGAGCGTTTGGACGGCAAAATCCAGCGTCGCCAAGCCCACGAAGACATGATTGCACGTCAAGCTCAGATGGGCTCAACGTCAATCAGCGAGGCAAAAGAAGTCAACCGCGTAAACAAGTCTTTCAGCTTGGCGCGTGCTGTACAAGCTGCATCCTTTGGCAAAGCACTCGAAGGCGCTGAAGCTGAATGGGCACAGGAAGCACAGCGTGAGTTCCAATCGCGCGGCTTGCAGATGTCAGGTCAGATTGGTATTCCAGGCGCAGCTCTAACGCGTGCTTTGGGTGATGCTGACAATTTCAGTGCGACTACAGGAGCAGGTACTGGTTTTGTACCTGTTGACGTTCCTGGCGTCATTGACGCTCTGCGCGCTCCAACCTTGGCTGAGCAGATCGGTACGACTGTCATCAACAACGCCACAGGCAACTTAAAGTTCCCACGCGTAAGCACAAAAGCTGTGGGCGCATCAGAAACGGAAATTGGTGCAAGCAACGATTCACAGTTGGATTTGGATGAGGTCACGCTGACTCCAACGCGTGTGGCAGCCAAGACCCTGTACTCCAAGCAGCTCATTCTTCAGGGCGGTGCTCAGGTCGACTCTATGATTTCACGCGAGTTGGCCGCAGCCATGAATGCCTACATCGACGAAGCATTCTTTACGGCTGCCGCTGCAGGTGCTGGCGACATCACGACCAACGCATCAGGCAACACTACGCTCAACGCAGCTTTGGTGTACGGCATGGAAGGCGCAGTCCTTGCAGGTCACGGTGACTTTGCACGCTGCCGCTGGATCATGTCCCCAAAAGGATGGGAGGTCTCTAAGCCTGAAGCTGCTGTCACTAGCGTCAGCGCTTTGTGGGCTAACGGGCGCTTTGACGGCTTCCAAGCTAACGCTACGCCTTACCTCGTTGATACGGGTGCAGGCGCGACGGGTCAAATCCTGTTTGGCGACTTTGGAGCTTCTATGATTCTCGCGTTCTTTGGTGGTATCGACTTGTTGGTCGACCCATACAGCAACGCAGGAACGGCACAGATTGCACTTCACGTCAATAAGTTCTACGACACGGCAGTACGTCAGGCTGACGCCTTGGCTTGCGCTAACGACGTAGCCTAACAACTAAACTTGGAAGCCTGGCAATAGGGCTGGGCTTCCTTTTTTTCTATCACATGAACGTAACAGCACCAGCACCACCCAGCGGCACGGACGTAGTTTCCCTGGCGAACATGAAGGAGTTTCTGCGCGTTGATCACAGCGACGAGGATACGACCATTACGGCGTTGCTCGATGCTGCTGTGGCTCATGTGAGCGACTACACTAACCGTTACTTAGGTTCGTTAGCAAGTGCTGTCTTCTATCTTGAGAGATGGCGACCAGCTGCCTTGGCTTATGGCCCTGTATCAAGAATTACAAGAGTACAATACAACGACACGTCGGGGACTTTGCAGACGTTGGACACGTCCAAGTATTACATCCAAACTCATACGGATGATACTTGCCTCATCTTCTTTCACGACACTCCTGACCTGCAGGAATACAACGCGATGCCCATAAGCATCACCGCAGAGGTTACGGGGCAACCTTCAAACAGCATCAAGCACGCGGTGCGCATGCTCGTAGCTCATTGGTATGAGAACCGTCGTGGCGTGGTGACTGGTACGACTGCCACGACTATCCCCCTGGGCGTTCACTCACTGCTCAACCCTGAGCGCATCATCGACACGCGGCAATGAACATCGGCTTCCTTGATCGTCGCATAACGTTGATGACTCCTGCCTTCACGCCTAACTCCTATGGCGAGATTACGGGTTCAGGGACGGACATTGCTACCGTGTGGGCTGCTATGGACAACAAGTCTGCAGCCAATAGCGTTGTCCAGGAACAAGAGAGTACGATCAATCGCGTGACGTGGCGCGTCCGTAGTTCAAGCGTGACACGTGCTGTGACTCCTAAGTGGATTATCCGCTACGGCAGCGACCTCTACAACATCCTTGCTATTCAGGAGGTAGGTCGTAAAAACGAGATTCACTTCATTACAGAACGCGTAATCTCTGAGTAATGGCATACGCTGCAGGAAATAGAATTATCGCGGACCGCTTTCGAGCTGCACAAAAAATAGGCAAAGGTCAAAGCGGTTTTGGCGCTGTCGTGTCGGTCACTGGTTCGGATAAGATACAGGACCGTCTTTCTATGCTTGCGCAGTTCTCAAAGCAAGCAGAGAATCAGATTGTAGCAGTTAACAGGCGCGTGGCTAAGGTTTATTTGAACTATCTCAACGCAAACATTAAAGACTTTCCGCGTG